AGACTGGTTTTTATTATACTAGAACAAAATCAAAATTAGAAACCAACACAAAGTTAGCCGCTTCACAGGTAGAAGTAAAAAAACCAAAAGACAGTCCATTTGAATGTTTTGGATGTTCAACTTAAGATTTATAAGTAACTAATTAAAGGGGCCCTAAATGGGCCCTTTTTTATTTGCCATATTTACTTATAAAAAGTTTTTAGTATTATATTTATCTATAAATATAAAAATGGCTAAAGGTAGATATATAAACATAAATTACCCCTTCAAGAATAGCAATGAAGGTTTTTTCTTAGATTTAAACTCTGAGCAAAACCCAGCTATCAAAGCAGATTTGATGCATTTGATTCTTACAAGGAAAGGGCAAAGATTATACAATCCAGATTTTGGTACGGATTTATTAAAATACATTTTTGAACCAGAAGATGGTTTAACATTTAGTAGTATCCAAGATGAAATTAAAACAGTGGTTAAAAAATACTTACCAAAATTACAAATTAATCAAATCTTAATCGACCAATCAACAGAGAGCGAACACGCTGCTGTTGTTAGAATAGATTATACAATAACTGATGATGTCTTTAATGAGACAGACTTCGTAATAATTAATATTTAAAATGGCAAATCAAGGAATAAATTACGATTCACGAAATTTCGTTGATATAAGAACTGACCTAATAAACATGGTTAGACAATACTACCCAGATATCTTTAATGACTTTAATGATGCTTCTGTTGGTATGATGTTATTGGAATTAAATGCCGCTGTTGGCGATATGTTATCCTTCAACACAGATAGAATGTTCCAAGAAACTCAAATAGACTATGCTCAAGAGCGTCAATCTGTGCTTTCAATGGCTAGAACATTTGGGTTAAAGATTCCAGGAAAAAGACCAAGCGTTACCATAGTTGATTTTTCGGTTACCTTACCAATCTTTGGTGATACATTCGATATTTCATATGCACCAATTATAAGAGCTGGTTCACAAGTTACTGGTGCTGGGAAGGTATTTGAAACCATGGAAGATATCGACTTCTCAAGTCCATTTACAATAGGTGGTATACCTAATAGGCTTATCCTACCTAACTTCAATACCAACAACATATTAACTAGCTATACATTGGTAAAAAGGGAAATGGTAATCAACGGTTTCTCAAAAACATTTAAGCGTGTTATAACAGCTTCAGATGTGGTACCATTTTTAGAGATTATATTACCAGATAACAATATTATCTCAATTGATTCAGTTATTACCTTAAATGGCACCAACTTAACTCAAGACCCAACATTAGACCAATTCTTAGATATCAACAACAGATGGTTTGAAATGAGTGCATTGGCAGAGGGGGAAATCTTTATTGAAGATAACTATACGGTTAGTGATAATGCTGGTATTAGACCAGGAAAATGGGTAACGACAAACAAAAGATTTATAAGTGAATATACAGATTTAGGTTTCTTAAAATTAATATTCGGTGGTGGTAGTCAAGATATAAGTAGCTTATCTGAATTTGACACAAACCCATCATTGGTTAATCAAATTGGTGATTTTATCAATAATATGTCGTTGGGTGAAACACCAACTGCAAATACAACTATGTTTGTAAGATACAGAGTTGGTGGTGGTTCAGATTCTAACGTTGGTGTTAATGTGTTGACAAACACAGGCTTGGTTAACATGATTGTAAACGGTCAAAATCAAACAACAAATAATGCTGTTAGAGCTTCATTAACTGTTAATAACTCACTACCAGCGTTGGGTGGTAGAGAGGTACCTAGTGTTGAAGAAATAAGAAATTTAGTTAGATATAACTTCGCATCACAAAATAGAGCTGTTACAATAAAAGACTACCAAGCTAGGATATCACTTATGCCAGGAAGATTTGGGGTACCATTTAGATGCGGTGTATTTGAAGAACAAAATAAGGTTAAGATTTATATCTTAGGCTTAGATGCTAATTCAAAGCTAAGCAATTCATCCACAAGTACCTTAAGGGAGAATATAGCAACATATTTAGCTGATTTTAGAATGTTAAATGACTACATTCAAATATCAAATGGTAAGATAATAAACTTAGCCTTTGAAGTTGACTTATATATTGATAAGAAGTTTCCTCAATCACAAATTAGTAGCCAAGTTATAACTGAAATACAAAACTTTATGGATATAAACAAATTCCAAATGGGTGAAAATGTTTATATGTCGCAATTGATTGAAAAAATAAATAATGTTGGTGGTGTATTGAACGTAATTGACTTAAGAGTATATAATAAAGTTGGTGGTATCTATAGTGTGAATGAAATTTCACAACCTTACGTAGACCAATCAACTAGACAAATTGATGTGTCACAAGAATATACACTTTTCGGTGACCCTATAAGTATGTTTGAAATAAAATTCCCTAATACTGATATTCGAGTTAGGGTAAAATAAATGTTTTAATATGAAAGATTGTAATTGTAAAAATGGCCCAAGCATGAATGAAATGCTAGAAGGTGAAAATGAAAATAAAGTTAAGCTTAAATTAGGTTCTAATATTTTAAAATATAGCTTAAAAACCCTAGGTTTTTTATTGTTTTTAATATTATTACCAATAATTAATTTAATTATTATTTGGTTTGCCTTTAATTTATTTGTTTTAAATAAAAATGTTGATATTAAACAAATGTTAATGTTTATTGGAAATGGTTTTAGGAAAACTGAAATAGAGGAAACATTAACTAATGATGAATTAGATATGTTGACTGAAGATGACGTGTATATGGTTGGTGTGGAAGATATAACAAACAAAATTACTAGTAAATAATGTCAAATACAATAAGAATTAGAACAACACCAAATGGTGGTGATAAATATCTTAAATTAAAAGTAGACCAAGACTTTGATTTTATCGAAATTCTTTCACTAAGACTTTCTCAAGAAGAAGCGTATAAGAAATTTTGTTCTGATTATGGTGCAATAGTAGGTAGGGTAATTATTAACAGCGGATTTGGTGTCCCAAACGTCAAAGTTAGCGTTTTTATACCAATAGATGAAGTTGATAAAGATAATCCTTTAATCAAAGGTTTATACCCTTATGAAGTGTTGTCAGATAGAAATAGTGATGGTGTTAGATATAATCTTTTACCTAAAGAAGTTGAAAACGGAAACGATTGTTTTACACCAATAGGTACGTTCCCAACAAAAAGAGAGGTATTAGATAATGAGGTGATGAACGATTTGTATTGTAAATACTATAAGTTTACAACTACAACAAACAATGCTGGTGACTTTATGATTTTTGGGGTACCACTAGGAACATATACCGTACATATTGATGCCGACATTTCAGACATTGGTGTTGCATCTCAAAGACCATACGATTTTATTTCACAAGGAACTCCAGATAAATTTTTTGATAGTTCTACCAAATTTAAATATGGTACTAACTTAGATAATTTGGTGCAAGTTAAAACGGCAAATGCTGGTGTTAACGTACAACCATTTTGGGGTGATTTGGAAAATTGTGAAATAGGTATAACTAGATTAGATTTTGATTTAAATTTAAATATTGCACCATCAGCCATCTTTATGGGTAGCATATTCGGTGACCAAGATAAAGATAGTATAAATAAAAACTGTCAACCAAGAAGATTATCTGGTGATTTATGTCAGCAAGTAGCTGGCCAAGGTTCTATTGAAATATTAAGAAAAACAATTGATAACAGCGTTGAAATTTTTGCTGTTGATGGTGGTCGTGTTATAGATGATGACGGAACTTGGGCTTTTCAAGTGCCAATGAACTTAGATTACGTTGTTACAGATGAATTCGGTAACCTAACCCTTTCACAAGATACAAGCATAGGTATACCAACTAGAGCTAGTGTACGTTTTAGAATTGGGATGGATGAAACAGGTGGTGAAGGTAGGCTTAGAACTAGGGCTAAGTATTTGGTACCAAATAATCCACAAGTTGTAAGCGAAATTGATTACAACTTTGATGAGCAAACAAAAGATACTAGCTTTAGAGACCTATATTGGAATAAAATTTATAGTGTAAGCAACTTTATAAGCAGATATCAAAATAATGGAGCTTTATCGCAAATCGGTTCTGTTTTTTTAAA